GCGAGAATGTCGCGAGCGCGTGAGATCGTGGGGAGCGCCATCGCGCGCTCGCGTCCGGCCCCGACGACCGAGAGCGCGAGCGCGGAGGCTCCAGCGGTAACGGACGCCGTGTCGCCTCCGTAACTCGCTTGGACCGTTGTCGTTTTGTCTCGAGAGAAAATTCCCACGAGCGGATTATTACACGAACGCGAAACGATAAGCGCGGATAGTTAGAGATAGAGAGAATGATCTAGCGTCGCGACGTTGCGATAGATGGGCGGGTCGTTGATCTTGCCCGGGACGCGAGCGCGATCCCGAAAACGGAGACGCGCGCCAACTCAATCGGGCCGGGGCTTTTAACGCTTGACAGTACTACGCCGTTTTGGGTGCGTGACATGACCGCGCGGGAGAGATGTTCCACGAGTAAAGCGTCGCCGCGGTGGAGGACGCGTCCCTCGAGAAACATTCCGCGGACGAGTCCGGTCCATTTTGATAACTCACCAATACCTACGACCGTTTTCCGTTTCTCTAACTCTTTCGGAGTGTGGAGATCTAGCGTAGGAGTTACGGCGAGGATCGTTCTCGTTCCCGGTGGAAGTAGCCGGCGGACGTTTTCCCATAGTGCTAACTCTGAGTTCACGATGAACGCGGTCTCTAAGAGGACGCGATCTCCGAGGTCGGTCGTCAATACTCCGACGTAACGCGACTCATCTAATGACGAGTCCACGGATAGGACGGCCGGCGGAATATCAAAGACGTCGGCGGTTTCGGATCGGTTAAGGATCTGAGAGTCCAGCCAAGCGGAGTCATGGGATACCCACAAATTTAGTGAGCCTCTGAGATACGCGGCGCGGTTGGGGTTTTTGGACTCGGCTTGGATCGTCTCTAACTCGAGCATATGACCGAGACTCGGGTTAGCGAATTCCATCGTTTCTATGCTTTCCGGATCGGCGGACGGCGGCGGTGACCATTCCGCGAAAAAGAGAGGCGACGGATCCGGGGAGTCTATGGCTCGGAGACCTTGCTCCCGCCAACGTAATAAGAGTTTGGACGCCTCGGTGCCGGCGGTGCTGAACATGGCTAAGTGAGGACTTTTTCTAGCGCGTTGGGACGGAATGAGTCCGACGTCTAGAACTTCCTCCGAGATATCCCAACATTCGTCCGCCGCGATTAGGTCGGGGCTCCGTCCGTGACCGGCGCTCGGCGTCGCGGCCCTAACTAGCCAGAGACTCCCGTCGGGCATACGTAACTCGTTACGACCGTATGACCATTTACTTTTCGCGCCGTAATGACTCTCTAAGATCGGCGCGAGATCTTGGAACAAACTAACCGCGAGGTCTAACGCGTGAGCGGTCGTAATAACCGTCTGAGGCGTTTTCCGTTCGGCGGCCATGACAGTAAGCCAGCCTCCGACCAAAATTTTAAGTAGAGCCGTTTTTCCATTTTGTCGAGCCACGGAACAAAGACTCGTCCGGTACTCCAGACCGTAACCGGGAGGCGCGTCCTCATTGTTCACGCTGAGGATCCCCTCGAGCGCGAGACGTTGCCACGGAAAAAGCGAGATCCCGAGAGACTTCTCTCCCCATTCCGCAAACTCGCCGGCGTAATTCCTCGCCCCTAGTGGCCGCGTGTAGAGCCTCGGGAAAGATCGGTCTACTTCGGCCGCTTTCGGCTTGGATCGGCTCGGATCGGTTTTGGTCCGCTTGGATCCTTTGGGATAGACAGAAGATGGGGGCGTCGGGGTGAGCGTTGGGTCATCAAAAAAAGGTTTTTCGGCTTTTTCGTCTGTTTTGGTCGTTTTTGGTGCTTTTGGGGTGTTTCGTGGCCGGCGTGTTTCGGCGGTCTTTACGGCCTCGTTTCGTGCTTTAACTATGCGGGCTCTCTGAGCGTTGCCATATTGGGCGCCCTTGCGGTAGTTACACTTCGCACACGCGGGCTGGAGGTTCTCCATTGAGTGATCGCCTCCGGCGTGTAACTCGAGGATATGGTCTACCGTGTTCGCTTTACGGACGCCGCATATCGCGCAAGTAGGGGAGCCGGCGAGGATCCTCTTTCGGTTCTCTACGTATCTTTTGTCTTTGTAGTGGTCGCTCATGCCCTTACGAGTCCGCTATCGCATGGGCAAGGTATGACGTCGGAGTCTTGGACGGTCCAGCGTTGCCCGTGGCATTGTGGACAAATAGCGCGGTTTTGTTCTCTCTTACTTAAATGACCTAGGGACTTTATTCGGGGGTCTTTCTTATTAGTTACTTCTATAGGGGACGCCTTTTCCGACGTCGGGTAATCCGTCGTCGGGTGTGGACAACTCGGGGAGTTATCCCGAGGCTTTTCCACGGGTTGAGGCGTGTCATAGACGTAGGTATTTGTGGACATGCGGCCGGTCGTTTTGTCTTGGCGTACTTCGCGCCGTAAGTAGCCGGCGGACTCTAATTCTTTGAGCCCGGTACGTATCGCGTCGCGTTTTTCCCCTCTTGGAGTTGAGGTCTCTAGTGCTAGGCGCTCCGATGAGACGGACCAATTATCCGGGTAGGAAAGTAATAGGGCGAGGATCCCGCGGGCTTTAAACGAGAGCGAGCGGTCGCGTACGACCGAGTTAGCGATCGTAAGGTAATGGGACTCGGGTCGGGGTGTTCTGATAATCACGGTTTAATCGTTTCTTTTAGTTTGTTCGGCTAGGTAGAGGCGCTCTATGGCCTTGGATACTCGTTTACGTCGGCGTTCCAGCCGGCGCGCTCGAGTCTGGACGGGATCGGTCGCGATGAAATAGCCGAGCCATAAACCGCCGAGGACGGAGATCGTCCAGAATATTCCCTCTATGTTGGACCATTCTTGGATCTTGCTCATATTTTGCCCTCCAGCCTGACGCGAATAGACGCGATGTCGCGAGGTCTCCACACGTAAACCTCGGCGCCTCCAAGTGAGAGGCGTTCTAACCATTCTTTCTGTGTGTCGCTTAATCTGCCGGTGGCCGTTTTAAGTTCGGCGAAAATGACGCCGCCTCGGTGACGTGACGTCGGGCTTTTAGCGAGAACAAGATCGGGAAAGCCGGCGACGCCTTGGAGCGGGGTCGCCCAATAGCCGGGGCGGATCTGGACGGCGCGCGTGTGGTGAACATGCCAACCGTAGAGGCGCGCTAATTCGAGGATCGTACTTTGGAACGACGCCTCGTTAATTCGGAATAGGTCGTTTACTGTCGTCGGGGTTTTCTTTTTCATTAAAACGGCGCCTCGTCTGTCGCCGGCTTTTTTGGTAGTGCGGAAAGTGTTTTGATCGCGGCGGACGCCTCGCCCATCGTGTTTATTTCGGGAGGCTCTACGCCTCTTTCGGTCGCCAACTTAATCAGAAATTCCAACTGTTTAGCGGTCGGCGGGACGCCTCTAGTGTTCTCGGTCGTTTCTGAGGTTTGGGGCGCTCTAGGGCGATCCTGCGACGGTTTGGGAGCGGTTGCGCGTTCATTGACTCGGAGAGAAACCTCGTCGGCGGACGCGATGGACTTAGAGATCCCAAAGCCCATAAAGCCGAGAGCGCGGCCAAGCGCCGACGTGGACGCGTTCATCATCTCGGAGCCTTTTTGGAACGGCGTCCGGCCCGGGAAAACTTCGTAAGCGGTAGCGACCGCGGGGAGGTTGTCGCCGGGCTCGCGGTAGACGGTCATCGTTACGGCTATAAATGTTTGGCCGGCGATCTCTACCGGGCGGACGTCGGTCTCTTGGACGCGCAAATTTGGGAAACGGTCTAAAGCCATTTTTAGCCGGTCTTGGACGAGGACGTATCCGCCTAGGTCCATGACGGCGCTCCGGCTCCGGTCTCGGGATCGTTGCCTAGTTTGGCGCGTAGGGATCGGATCTCTTGCTCGAGGATCTTTATTCTTTTGGTGGCCTCGAGTAGTTCGTTTCGGTTTTTGTGGAAACGGCGGAGGACCATATCAAATTCGTCTTGGTCGTCTAGCATGAGACGCTCCAAGGTTGCCAACCGCAACGGCCGGACGCCTCACGCTCGGAGTAGAGACGCCATGCGAAATAGAGGTTTTTAGCGGGGTCCAACATGTCGCCCTCGGTCCAGCCTAACTCCGCTAGATAGGAGGCGTGAATTTGGTTAATTTGTGTAAGACCGCTATCGGACGCGGACTCCGCTAACGGTTGGCAACGGGACTCTTTCCAAATAATGCGGCCGAGTTTCTCGAGGACTTCCGGAGTGTTCGTCCAGCCCTGCGCGACCGCAAGTCCCAACCATTCATAGCAAGGCGTGTCTAACGCGGCGTTCACGATCACGGGGACCGTAGTCGTCGTATCCGTGACCGAGGTCGTCGTTTCTGCTAGGTCCTCTTGGAGCGCCTCGTGAGCGCCAAGAGTCGTCGTCGTTTCTTGGACCGCCGGCGCTGTTGTAGTTGTAACGATCGGCTCGTCGCTTTTTGTGCCGGCGAGAGCGCCGACGATCACGGTTAAGGTCGCGATTATTCCTATTAAAAATTTGGTGAGTTTTGCGTTAAACATTTTTTATTTCTCCTCTAAGGGTTTGGGTGATCCCCACGATGAGAAACGGCTCGGCCGTTCCGCGATCGTGAGGGTTAGGTCTGTCTTTCCGTTTTCGGTTCTCCCTACCCAAACGGTAATTAAGAGTTGGGATCCGTCCGGGAGAGTGTGGACGTGTGGTCGGTACTGTATGAGATCCAAGTCCATTAGAGGGACCGCCAGACGGTTAAGCGTTGCCCGTGGTCGGAGTCTCCGCCTCTGGACGTTTTGCGTACTCGGTCGGTCGGTTGGCATATCCCATTGTTCGCGGCGCTTTTAAGGATCGCGGCTAGTCCCTTAGTTTTGGGGAACGTGGCCGGGAGCCGGGACCAAATATCGTCCGCGGTAAATTCGGGCAACATGCGCGCGGTTTTCACTATCGCGTCATAAACCTCGGAGGCTTGAGCGGTCGTCCACTTGTGATCCGCGGATCGTTGAGAGAGTTCCATACCGCGCTCGAATGGCGTTAGAAGTCTGAGCGGTGGCATACCCTCAAGGTTTAGGGCTAACTGTTCCGACATAAAATCCCCTTATTTCGTTGCGCTTTTTACGTTTTCCACTACGGAAAATTCCAACCAATAATTACGGTTTAAGTGTTCGCAAAGAGTCGCGGCCTCGTCCAAATTAGTAAAGCGTTTCGCGCTACTAATTGAGCGAACACGATCTAGACGACGGCCGCACTTGGTACGGGTCAAAGACTTAAAGTAACGGACGTCGTAAGACGAGACGACCGAGACCTCTCCGATCTTGCGATGGTTAAGTCTTGCGGCTTGGATTACGTAGACGGTATTTGTCGGGTTCATTTTTACTCCTAGTCGGGTTATCGGATTATCCGATATAGGGAGTATATACACAAATTCGGCGAAGTGTTGGATTATCCGACGATAGGCGTCGCTTGGAGTTCTGAGACGATCCGGTTTATCGCCTCTTGGATCTTTTCTTTACTGTCTGCGAATTCGGGCGATAGTTCTAAATGGATCCAATCGGACGACGAGGATCCGCCTCCCTGAATAACTCCCTTTTTGTTGTCTAGCCATGCGTTACGGTCACACTTCCAAGTACGGCCGCCGCCGAGACCTTTCGTATAGGAGTAATCCGTTAAAAGTTCTAGACCGAGTTCGTCGGCGTGTTTAACGAGTAGGTCTATCCATTGGACGACGTAGGTCCGGGACGAGCCCGCTTTCTTGGCGGTCTTTCTATAGGAGATATCGGCGGCGCGTCCGGTGGCGTGAACGCTCATCGCGGTTTTGCCTCTCATCGGTCGCATGACGTAGGTCCCGTTATTCCAGAGTTTGCTACCGGAGAGG